CTCCTTTCCAAATAGTTCGCAACTCTACTGCTTAACAATTACCCTACGATGAAGAACAACAAAGTGATTGGCTTTATGCCAAACCAAGCTTCTAAAATCCATGGTTCGACTGGTGTTGGACAAACTTATGCCGATACTGTTGATCATGCTTTACAGAAGTTTCTTTCTCCTGAAGAATGTGACAAAGTCATTAATGGCTATCGTCGCTCTATCTGGACATCCGAAGCTCTTGCTCATGATATCGATCGACTCGACTCCGAATATCATCACGTCCCTAAAGACGAGCATTACTATAAAGCTTTGAAGAAAACTGCTGAAATCTTTTCTCCTAAAGAAAAGCTCTATCCTATTCACTTCGCTGATCTACGACATTACAAATGGGAACTCTCAACAAACGTTGGCGCTCCCTTCAACTCGTCACCTTCCTGGCAAACTTATGTCAAATGGAAACTTGACCCTACTCTTCCTCTTCCCCCCGAATATCATCAGAAATTCTCTGACATGCGTCACCATCGTGACCTCTTCGACGAAGCACACGGAACCAAATTGGATCAAACTGACGCTCGAATGTCAAAACACAATCTCTATACAGAGATGTTCATCGTTAATCGCAAGCATATCCACCGAATCAAGTCTGGTGAAACCAGATCTGAACTCGGCCATGACTACAAATACTGGAACACAGCGTTCGCTCGTCAACACCTCGTTGAAACTGATGAACCTGACAAAGTCCGTCTAGTATTTGGTGCTCCCTCCCTACTGTTGATGGCTGAACTTATGTTCATGTGGCCATTACAAATTTCACTCCTTTCAAGAGGTTCTGACTCTCCTATGTTATGGGGATTCGAAACGCTTCTTGGCGGCTGGAACCGGCTTTATGCCTGGGCCTGCCTGAAATGGGCTGGATTTATGTCTGTTTTTCTGCTTGACTGGTCTGGTTTTGATCGATACGCAAGACACACTGTTCTTGATGATCTTGACCAACACGTCCTTCGACCTATGTTCGACTTCTCTCGTTACTGGCCGACACACAGAAATCCTAATGCTACTCCCAATCCAAAAGAAACCTCTACAGGTTTCATCTCTGGCGAACAAGCCATTGAAAACCTTTGGAACTGGGTCCGTGATGCTATCCTTCACACTCCTCTTCTCCTTGAAGATGGAACTCTTATTGAATTTCAACACTCAGGTATCTTTTCAGGATACTTCAGAACTCAAATTCTCGATAGCCTCTACAATACGCAAATGTTCTTGACAGTCCTCTCCCGAATGGGAATGGATATAGATAGAATAGGATTTAAAGTCCAAGGTGATGATTCCATCATTCTACTTTTCTTCCATTTTTGCTCCCTTATTGCGATGTCATTCCTTACAATGTTTA